CCGGATCGGCGTGGCCGTTGGCGCTGTCGCTGGCGGCCTCGGCGGTCTGCGCGGCAGCTTGTGCAGCAGCGGCACTCGTCACCACCTCCCCGTCCTTGGCCGTCGCCGTGCTTGCCGCCCCGGTTGCAGTAGTCGCAGCCGTCTCAGCCGCGATCCGGTGCTGATCCGCGAGCCCTGCGGCGTCGGCGGCGTCGGCGGCTTTCTGTGCGGCGATGCCGGCCTGATCTGTGGCGAGCGTGGCTTTTTGCGTGGCGGTCTGCGCGTCGGCGGCGGTGGCGATGCGGTCGGCAGCGGTGGCTGCGCGATCAAGCCCTGTCTGCACCCGGTCGGCGCCCGTCTGGATGCGATCGGCGGCGGTGGCTGCGGCGCTGGCTTCGGCGGCGTCGCGCGCGGCTTCGGCGGCTTCTTGCGCAAGCTGTGCGTTCAGGCGGTGGCCGGATGCGGAGTCGCGGGCCGCCTTCGATTCCGATTCCGCTGTCTCTGCGCCCTGCTGCGCCTCAAGAGCTGCCTGCGCTGCAAGTTGTGCAGTGTCTCGCGCGGCTTCAGACGCCTGCTGCACACCAGCAGACGGCCAGGCTGGACCCTGAACGCCCTCGGAGATCAGCGTGACGACAGTCTCGCCAGCCTCAAGCGTTGTGGGTTCCTCGACGACGGTGATCACGCTCATACCTTAGTCACTCCAAGAACAAGGCGCACGCTACCCTCGAAGAGCGGCAGGGCGTCGCCATTGGGCGCGTAGATGAAGAGGTCATAGACCGCACGCTCAAAGTTGAACAGGGCGGTCGCCTCGTCAGAGATGTAAAGCTCGATCGTGCCAGCAATCCCGCCAAGAGTGACGCCACCGTTCTCGGTGGAAAGCTCGAACAGAACCTGCGGATCGCCATACGCAGAGCGAGCCTGCATCTTGGCCGTGTAGTTCGTCAGGTTGATCGGCTTCTTGTTCGAGCCGCGCCAAGTAAAAAGCTTCCGAAAAGTGGCGCCTTGCTTGATCGTCAGGTTGAGTTTTGCAGCCAGCATTGTCGAGTCTCACGGATTACTGGCTGCATCCTAGCCGAAAACACCCTAGGCGTCAATCACTCGTGACTTAGTGTTTGACAGCGATAGGAATGACCTTCTTGCGCTGCTTGACCGCCGGCAGGACGATTCGCTCACCGTCCACAAGACGAACGACGCCGTCGATGACTTCGGCCATCCCGAAGACGTTCTTGCGGTCTTCAGGCAGGTCGGGGCTGTCGATGTAGATCAGCGTGCCGCCAACGAGCTGGCGCAGCGCGAGCGCGAAGAACACCACATTGTCCGTGTAGCTGTTCTCGCAACTCACGTCGAACATCCGGCCGTCAAGATACATGCACGAGCCGCCGCAAAGGTGAAGCACTGGGCACTTCGAGCAGTTGGAACGGCTCGACCAATGCTTGACCGTGTTCAGGCGAACCGCGTCGAGATCATCGACGTGGCCGATCTTGTGAGAGTTGCCGTCGATCCCGGTTTCGGAAGCCTGGACGTTGTGACAGGTCAGCACGTTGCCTTTGAGATCGACGCCGATCTGGTTCGGCATGTCCATGCCGCACTTCTGCGTCAGACTTTTGGCGCCGCGGCCAGTCACGAGACCTTCCAGGAAGCCTCTGATCTTCATCGCGGGCATGCCATAGCCAGCCATGCCGCCGTTCAGCGCCTCGACATAGGCGTTGCGACGGAAGTGAAGCGCCGAGACGGGATCGAAGGACAGATTCACGCACTCGTCGTCATAGGAGTCGATGATCCCACCTTCTCCGATGGGCACGTCTTCGTCGCCGGTGAGGTCTTGAAAGAACTTGCGAATTGCTGCCCTGCTCTGGTTCTTGGCGTTCAGCATCGCGGCAAAAGCAAAGCGCTCGCCCGGAGCCAGACGACGATACAGGTCGAGAATCGCCTCACGCTGCTTCGGATCGTCAAGTGGGTCCGGGCCGCGAACGTGCTGTCCCGGACCATCGTGAGACATGGAGACCCGGAACCCCATGCGGTCGAGCCATTCGTTCTTTTCGGCGTCGAGCAGTGAGCCGTTGGTGCAGGTGACGAACTTGGCAAGCGGATACTTTTCGCGAATCTTCTCCGCGAGCGGCTTCATAGTCTTCCAATAGACAAACGGCTCACCGCCACGAAACTCGAACGACAGCCCTTCAAAGTCTGGGCCAACCCACTTGTCCAGCTTGGCAACGAAGTCGTCGATCTCTTTCGGCGTGCTGCCGGTCCGGGGCTGTTGCGCCTGAAGGCAGTAGGAGCAGTCGTAGTTGCAGGCCAGCCCAAGCTGAATCTTGACCACGCGCATGTGGCCCTTCAGTTTGATGCCGGGCGTTTGCGGCGTGGATTGAATGTAATGCTCGCGGGCCAGCTCTGCGTTCCTGTTGCGCTTTGCGGCAGTGAGATTCAGTCCGTCTTTTGCCGGCAAGGACGGGATGATGCGGCGGCCGCTTTCGCTGTAGAGCTTGGAGTTTTCGCTGTCGTAGCAGTAGCGGACCACGCTACGGTCAGCGTTGGCGAAGTAGAGGTCAAACAGCATAGATTTCAGCAAGCCTCGCGAAGTATTCAGCCTGAATCGCGCGCGCGCGGGACTTCTCGGCAAGGATCGAGGCGATGGCGGCGCCATCGCTGTCATACACCTGCGTGGCTTCGTTTTGAGCGACCGCCGCCACGTAATCGTCCCACCACAGAGGCTTCAAGGTCGGGTTTGCCAGGACGAGATCGCTCACGACGCGAGTCAGAAGATCGACCTGGATTTCAAGCGCCGCGACACTGTCGGACTGATTGATACGGCCGAGCGCCTTTTGCTTGGCGCGACCGTGCTGGACAAACTTGACCAAACTCGGGAAGCGCTCGACAAACACGTCCGTCGATTTCATGTAGCCGACAACAACCGCTTCCGCGTTTTCGACATAGACGACATGGTTGCAATAGACGTGCCAGGTCTCGTCCGGCAAAAGCGCGACAGAGACCGCATAGCGCGCATTGAAGTCGAACGACATATTGCGCGTGCGCTGTGCCGCCAGGCCGTCGCGGTTGTTCGTGACTTCAGAGAACCAAGTCGTGTGAAACTCGCCTTTTTGGTTCTCGATCAAGTTGAGAATGTCTGGGAAAAACTCAACAAGCGTCGGGTCAAAAGTCCAGGACTTTTCCCCCTTGGTCAGCGTAAAGCCATTCGCGTTCATCGTAATGACAAACTCCGCCTCTTCGCGCGAAGAGGCGATTTCAGAAACAAACACCTGCATTTTTATCTCCTTATCCGCAAGAGCAGTTGCAGTTGCAGTTGCAGTTCGAGTAGGTTGTATGCTTGTTAAAGTTGACAGTGTTGCCAGACCTGACAATCGAATAGGTGACTGACGAAAAAACGCCGGCGCCGCTAGTAGAAGTCGTGTTACCCACTGCGTTCAGAGGCGTGCCGATGTTGCCCGAATCCCAGACGGTTCGGCCGTTGACGTAAGCGTTGCCAGCAGAACCCAGATCGACACTGAATCGCGTCGCCGCCCAACCACCGCTACCATTGCTTTGAACCAACGAAAGGCGGTTATCGCCCGTAATCATCAAGCCGCCAGCAATAACGCCGGGCTTGTGAACTTCCAGCATCGGGTCCGTGCCGCGTTGCGACTGAAGGTAGGATGTCGTAAGAAGCGCGCCGCTCATAGTGGCACCAGTCAAGGGCACCAACCCACCGACGTTGCCGGAAGCGTCGGGCGAAATGCCCTGAACCGTTCGCACAAACGATGTGGCGTGATAGCCGTCCAGCATGTCGGCATTCAGGTTCGCATTCACCGAGCCGTTGCTGATGGGAATGTTGCCGTTGACGTTGCCCGCATGGCGGCCATCGAGCAGGTCGGCGTTCAGGTTGGTATTGACCGTGCCGTTGCTCAGGGGGATATTGCCACTGGCGTTGCCGGGGCTGTAGCCATCGACGCTGTCAGCATCAAGACCAGAGCCTGCACCATCATTTCCGCCATGCCACACCTTTTGCCACGGACTCCAGGTGCCGTCGTAATACGAGCGGAAGTAAAGGTCCGGCGTGGAGTCGTAGGTCTGATATTGCTGATAGACCATCGACGATTCGGCATAGACACTAAGCAGACCAGCGACCGGCTCGGGGTAGTTCGTGCCACCTGCGGCGTTCGCGTTCGCGTTCTGGTGATACCAGCCCGTCGCCGTGTAGGCGTTCAGATCGGCGCTACCGCCAATGTTTGCGCCTTTGGTCACGGCCGGCGCCGCAAAGTCCCAGATCAGCGACCACGTCGGCGTTGCGTCCTTTAGGATGTAGAGCTTGTTCTGGTCGGTGCGCAGACACAGCATGCCGACCAGAAGGTTGGTGGTCGGAAACGCCGTCCCGGAGCTGTTCGAGAGTCCGGTCTTGTCGTTGTTGAGCAGCAGCGCCAAGGAGCTTTGGAGCGACTGCGAAGAGGGGATTTCGGTATAGCTTTGCATTGCTAGTCCTTCGTCACGAATGACTTATTATACATGGACGCGAAGGCCCATCAATAGCCGTGTGCTGCCCAGGTGAAGGAGCCGGTGACGAATCCGCCCGTCACGGTGTCACGCAGGCGAACTGTGAAGCCCGTCATGTTCGGCAGACCCACAAACTCAGGAACGACGGGGTTTGTGCTGGTGCCGCCACGGGTCGCGAGCGTGACTTCCGGGATGATGTGGAACGTTCTAGCGTAGGCGACGTAGGCACCAGCGTTCGCGTCGGTGATCGTGCGCGAGCCACGGTCGAGAACGTCCGGCACATCAACCGAGACCTGAAGGCCGGTCAGCAGGCCACGGTCGCTGTTCTTCGACTCCATAACTACGCGGAACATCGCCTCGCGATACTCGTAGTCGCCAGGGATGAAGTCACGCCACTTCGTATAGCCTGGGACGTTCCCATACTTCATGAAGTCGGCGAACTCTTCAGGGGTCATGTCGCCCTGCGAGAGCATCATGTCGGAGATCACAAGGTCGGCCGCGCGACGCCACGCATCGAGCAGTCGGAACGATTCGGCGACGTTCTTGTGCGGTCTCTTAGCAACAGCCTCAGAGATTGCGAGCGTCTCGGCGAAGGTGCGCTTGAAACCAACGCTGTTGAGATGCTGCTCCAGAAACGCGACGCTCTCGTTCGGATTGAGACCAATCTCGCGAGCTTCGCTCTCGGACACAGCAAAAGCTTCGGCGAACGGCTTCTCGACGGTGTTGCCAAGGCCGCCACTGATGATGATAGCCTCGTCGTGGCGCTGATGAGCGGAAAAGACCCGCGCTTCGGAGACAGAGAGCGCGTCCGACATATTCAGCCCAACGCTCTTGCCGATCGTCTCAGAGATGCCAAAAACCTCAGAGAGCGGCTTGGTGACGCCCCTGGCATCGAAGTCGTCAAACGAGAGAAGTTCGCCCACTGCCGCCACATAGTTGATGGTCGCGTAAGCCCCTTCCCACGTCCGCAGCGCGGCCAACGAGTCCGACCACAGCAGGGACTGGTTGGCCCACGTCAGAAGCGTGTTGTTGGTCTGGGTTACGCTGACCGTCACAATGGCGTCACTCGTGACTTATTACGACATGGTGAAGGTGAAGGTCACCTGGAGGGTGTCCGCAGCGCCCTTGTTGATCACGTCGAACACCACGCGGTCGAGCATGGTGCCGAAGGCAGCGGTGGTCGAGTTGAAGACGCCCGCCTCGGTGATCGCGCCCGTGCCGGTGCCCGCCGCAAACGTGGTCGTGAAGGTGAAAACCTTGGTGCCGGCCGTATGTGCGTAGGTTGCCGCGCCACGCGCCAATTCGGTAACCAGCGCAGTCTGCGTCGCCGCTGCGGCGGTGGTGCCGGTGCCGACTGCAATCGCGTTCGCGACAGCCGGACGCGAAGCGGATTTGCCAATCGCGTCGGCGATGAAGTCGAAGCCGGCATTGACGATGATGTTGTCTTTGTGGCGGGTCTCGACACTGCCGTCACCCCTGATCAGGGTGGCGGTAATGGCGCCGTGCATCTTGAATCCGTCTTTCGTGTCCATCATTGCTCCGTGTGGTGCATAAAATTTGGCGAAGTATAGCTCACCCGTGACCTATCCTCAAGCCCAGTAGAGCCGCACGTTGTCGAAGGTGCCAAGCGGCGCAAGAGCGCCCTCGCCCATAACTGGCGTTTGCCCGACCTTGGCGACGTAGAGTTTGCGCTTGGTTGCGGTCTGAACGATGCCGACGCCAATCACGTCGTCGGCACTGACCGGCAAGGCGGCTTTCACAACGTTGCCCAGGTGATCGACCAGCCGGAACTCCTGCTCCGGCTCGCTGTAGCCGAGCTTCAACTCTCTGCCGGCTGCCGCAAAGCTCATGATCGCGACCTCGGCCGAACTGCCCGCGATCTTCGGGATGATCCAGGTGGTGTATTTGAACTCGGCCGGCACAGCCACCGTCGTCCAATCGACCTTGACTCCGCCACGAAGACGCAGGCCGCTGGCGTGACGACCCGTTTCGTAGGTCACGTTTTGAGCTGTCGCGGCGGCCTTGCCGGTGACGGTCGTAAGCGCGCCGTTCAGGCGCCAGCCGTCAAGCTCACCGTAGGTCAGGCCGACTTTTCGGGCGATCTGATACTTGCTCGCGACCGAATCAACATCGCCACCAGGCGCCCACTTGCGCGCGGCCTCGGTGTCGTCCCAGTCGAACGGACTGGCCGACCACGTCATCGCGTCAGTGTCGTAGACGATGGAGTCGACGGTGCCGTAGATCGAGTTCTGCGCGCGGTAGGTGTCCAGCAGATCGACCGGGAAGATGTATTCGGCGCGAGGGTAGCCGTTCTTCATCATCAGGTCGTAGCCGACGATGTGCATGTTCAGCTTGTTACCGCTCCAGCCAAGCATTTTCTCGTCGGTCGTGGCAACGATGTTGGAACTGGTCGGCATCGCGATGTTCGTGTCGATCCAGGCCGCGATGTCCGAATAGATGCCGGGAGACGCGACCGCCTTGATCCAGAACTTGCGAATACCGATGCCCCCAGAGGGGATCGTGAACGTGGTCGCTTTGACCTGCGAGACGAGCGTGCCTGTCTGCCACGAGTTGCCCTCGCGAATCTCGTAATAGACCACGTCTGGCTCGGTGTTCGGGCGCCAGTTCAGCTCCAGTCGCGAGCCGGACTGGATGATGTCGAACATCTGCACCGTCGCCGGCGCGGCCAGCTCCAGCTTGTAGGTGATCACGTTCTCGGAGTATTGGCCGGCTCTATCAACGGATCGAATGTGATAGAAGTAGGTGCCGGCCTTGCTCTGGTCGTGGGTGATCATCGTGCCCTGGAAGTTCTTCGTGATGACTGCGCCCGCGTCCCAGGACGGCCCCACACGCACCTCGTAGCCCGAAACCTTGATGTCCGTGACCTGATCCCACGTCAGCAGGAGATCGTTCGTTCGCTTGGTGACCTTGAAGTTGGGAACGTCGCCCGGCGCGGCGGCCTTGCCGATCGTCACGTAGCTCGCTTCGAGCTTCGGAGAGCGCACGCCAAACGGACTGACCGCCACGATCTTGAACTCGTAGGTGCCAGCGCGGGCATTGTCGAGGTCAATCAGCGGATTGGAGGTCGTGACCGTCTGCCAGTTGGTCGGATACTTCCCGGTGCGGCGCCAGGTCACTTCGTAGTGCAGACCTTGCCCGTTCCACGAGACGCTCAGATTCAGGCCCATGATGCCCGGCGCGACCAGAGACGGCGACTCCGCGACTTGGAAGTCTGTCGGCTTCGCCATCGTCTTGGTGTCGATGATCGAGGTCTTCGGCTCGACCAGATCGAAGCCCTTCTCGATGGCGTCATACTTGGACGGGTTGTGCTCGATGGCGGTGATCGTGAATTCACCCGGATTCTCGCCCTGCCCTACCCCGATCACGCGAGCCAGGAGTGGCACAAGTGTGTGCTCGGCCACAAGCCATAGCGCGTTCGGGAGCGGCAGCTCGGGCAGCGGCACGTCCCAATCTACCTCGCTGAAGCTGCCGACGTTACCTGACTGCTTCAAGTTGCGCTCTGCAAACGTCCCGTCAGGCATCCGAATCGAGATTTTTGCCAGGCCGCCTCCCGCCGACAGCGTTACGGGCGCATCAAGCACAGCGGACGTGGTCGTGGCCGACACAATGCGGCCGCCCATGCGCTTGCCCGCGCGGGTGGAGTCGTGAATCTTGATTACTTCGCCCGGCAGCACCATCGCCGAGTCCAGACCCACCTTGAAGGTGATCACGTCGGATTCGTAGGCTTCGGTGTAGAGAATCCAACGACCGACCCGATGGGCCTGGCCGCGAGACGTGCAGCCGAACGCGACCGTTTCGAGCTTGCGAATGCCGATTTTTGCGACGAGGTCTGCGTCCTCCACATACTCGATGGTGCGCTTGTAGTTCTGCTTCGGATCGTTCCACTGAACCAGGACGACGCTGTGCCGATCCTTTCGGGCCGAGCCGGAATAGGTGAAGATGCCGTCGATCACGTTCGCGGCACTGTAGATCATGCTCGGCTCGGTTGGGCTGTCCTGCGAGAAGCCAGCCATCGAGCCGGCCCAATAGGTCATGCCGTTGAAAACTGAGCAGATGTCGCTGATAAACCGGAAGGCTTCGGCCTGAGACTGGATCGCGGTGTTGATGACGAAGCGCGGCTCGTAGCCGCCAAAGCCATCCGGCACCAGCTCGTCGCAATACTTGCCGATCTGGTAGAGCTTGGTTTTGTCGATCTGACTTGCCGACAAATACTCGCCCAGGCCATAGCGCTTGTTCGTCAGAACGTCGTAGAGCACCCACGCCGGGTTGTTCGACACCGCGACCTTGAACGTGCCATTCCAGACGCCCGAGTAGGTGCGGGCGACCGGGTCGTAGTTGCTTGGCACCTTGATGTAGAGACCATCGACCAGATAGGCGCGCGTCGGGATCGAGTTGAACTGCGCCGAGTCGATCGTGACACCGACCAGTGCCGAGTTCGGGTAGTTGAGCTTTGCCTCGACGACTTCGACATAGGAGTCGAAGTAGATGTCGTTCTGAACGCGCGCCGTGGTCGAGTCGTCCGTGATCCGCGTCATGCGGATACTCCACGTCGTCGCCGGCTTCGGAAGGGTGAAAAGGTAACTGCGCTGGTATCGCGAGCGCGTCTTGCCGCTGATCGTCAGCGTGCCAGAGAGCGCCTGATAGCTGCCCCCATTGATGGAGATGTCGAACTTGAACTGGACAGAGGTGCCATGCACGTCGCCATCGTCGGCGTCCTGAGACATCAGCGAATTGACGGCCACGATCAGACGAACCGAGTCCGCGTTGGCGTTGTTGATCGTGACCGCGACCGGCGACGCCTTCTTGACCAAAACGCTGACAATCTGCGGTGTTTCGACGTTTGAGTAGCCAGTCATCGGCGACTGGTTCTGTGTGCCGGTGCGCTCGGCCCAGGAGACGCCCGAGAAGTTGCGCGAGCCGTCCTTGTTTTCGAGCGGCGTGTCGTTGAAGAAGATCGACTTGGCGCCATCGACCAGACCACCGATCTGCCCCTCCCCGAGCAGATCGACAATCGCAACCATTGCGCGCGACTGAAGGCTGTCCGGGTCTTCGACAGCGGGCCTGCCGCCACCGCCCTTGCTGCCCCCGCCGCCTGCGCCCGCGATCACCGGATAGGTTTCGCGGTGGCCGCCGTTATGCACGCGGATACCGTCGCAGATGAAGGTGTGATGAGGTTCGACCGTCAGGTTCCAGACTGGCTCGTAGCCAACCAGCTCGGCGTCGATGATCGGACGCAGGTGCCCCATTCCATCGACCACAGCGTCGTGGATTGTGAGCGTGCCCATCTCCACGAAGGCGTTGTATTGGTTCAGCACCCAATGGTTCGGCGTGATGTGTGTCTCGCCGCGCCAGAACTTCACACGCAGGATCGGCTGCGGCTCCGGGTGGTAATGGACCTTGGTGACTTTGGCGAGTTGAACCTCGCCCGCCTCGTCAAACGCCAGGATTTCATCACCGACCTTCAGCTCCTCGATGGCAATCGTCTTGCCGTGCTGAAGCTGAACGCGGGCGCCTTTGCGAAAGCAGCCACCGCCTGCACCTGCGATGGAGTAGAAGTTCCGTTCGTCACTCATGACGTATTGCCTTACATCAACTGATCGACGGTCACGGCCGCCGAGATTGCATGGGAGCCGGCCAGGACGCGGCCGTAGATGAGCTGCACAGGCGAGCCTTGCGCGGTTGTGTTGGCCGGGCCATCGAACAGGTAAGACGCTTTGCCTTCGCTGTTGCCCGTCGTGTCCATCTTGGGGCGGGGCGACAGCGCGCCCACAACGCCGGCTGCCAGAACCGCGATGCCAAGCTTCGTGGCCCAGGGCTGCTGAAAGAAGATACCAACGCCGATCAGCACGATGCCAACCACGATCTTCAGCACGTTTGACGCGCCCTCAACGAGCGGGACGAAGCGCACGCTTTTGAGCCTGCCTTGGTTAAGCAGGTAGGTGTCGTTGTCCAGGTCTTCGATGACACCATCGTCGCGCTCGCAGACCACGCGATAGCGCGAATACTTCTGGAGGTTCTGCTTGATCCACGCAAAGACGCCGGGCGAGTTGGCCTCGACCATACGCAGCGCTTCGCGGGGCGAGTCGATGGCAAACTCCCACTCCCGGCCAAACTGCTTGCCGAGCGGGCCTTCGAGAATGACTTTGGTGAGCGCGGTCACATCCTGCTCCGATGACGAAGGTGATGGGTCGTGTGTTTTTGCCAGTAGCCGCCGTAGATGTCGTGGCGCGACAGGCGACCATGCGCGTGATGCAGCATC